TCAGGATAAAACAGATGGACAATTGGTGGAGTCTTATCGTCACTATCGTGCTGGTGATTACAAACGCTTGTTTGCCTTTCTTGCTGATCTCTTGGCTGGAATCGAGCAGTACCGCGGCGTTAAGAAAGCAGTTAAAAAAGCAAGAGTCCGCAAAGCTCCAGCGAAGGAAAAAGTGGTATCACGTCTTAAGTTCGCCCGAGAAGATCGTGCACTCAAAGTTGTCAGTATCAACCCCACCGACATTATTGGAGCTCAAGAGCTTTGGGTATTCAATATCAAGACTCGTAAACTTGGGCGTTATGTTGCAGAAAACATGGGCCAACTTGGTGTTAAAGGCACTTCAATTACGGGGTTTGATGAAGCTAAAAGTCTAGCTAAGACACTACGCAAACCTGATGAACAACTCAAAGAGTTTGCCCGGGCCGGCAAGGTGGCATTACGTACTTTCCTAAAAGATATCAAAGCAGTGGAAGTGCGTATGAATGGTAGGATCAACGAAGATACCCTACTGCTCAAAGTAGCATAAGCTGACTCCTGCGATAAATAACATATCGCAGGACTCTTCTATGGCCGTTACTAAAAAAACTGGACTTGACAACAAAAACGCTTTAACCACACAAAGCCTTGGTGGCCCTGGGCCCATAGCCTATGACGAAAATTTATACACTAGCTTAGACACCAAACGTAACGAAATCATAGATTACATAAGGCTGCGTCTAGGTGATGGCATGGTAGACGTTGAGCTAGATAAAGAGCATTATGATCTGGCTATTAAAACAGCCTTGCTAAAATATAGACAAAAATCAAGTAACAGTGTAGAGGAAAGTTATGCTTTTCTAAATTTGTTACCGGAAACACAGGAATACGTACTCCCTGCTGAAATCATGCAAGTACGTCAAATCTATCGTAGGGGTATAGGGTCAGTTACCGGCACAACAGCTAGTCAGTTTGAGCCTTTTGCTTCTGGGTATCTCAATACATATATGTTGGTAGCAGGCCGTGTCGGTGGGCTAGTTAATTATGAGTTGTTTACCCAATACCAAGAAATGGCCATGCGGTTTTTTGGTGGGCATATAAATTATACGTTCAACAATGTAACTAAGAAACTGACCATTGTAAGGAAAATGCCAGCAACAGGGAAGAACGTTTTTCGTGTGAATTCGCTTACTGCCAGTGGTACTGCAATTGGCAGCACAATAACAATAGTGGTTAATAGCGAATTCAACATCGCAGCTGGCGATTCGGTGGTTATTAACAATTGTCCTATTGCCGGATATAATGGGAACTATGCGGCACAAACCGTTGATGTCGCAACTAAAACAGTAACATTAGCCGCTATCGCCACACTTGCTGCTACCAGCGTTTCCGCTTTTGATTTGAACAAAACAGAGGTGACTAGTCCCATTACAGATAGTCCAGCTGAATCTGTCATGCTGCATGTTTACAATTATAAACCGGATTCGATGATTCTCAATGACTATATGATTTTTCCTTGGATACAAGAATATAGTTACAGTTTTGCTAAACGTATTCTTGGAGAAGCACGTAGTAAATTCGCAGCCCTAGCAGGTCCCAGTGGTGGAACTACGCTTAACGGTACTGCATTAATAGCAGAAGCCAAGGAAGAAATGGACAAGCTAGAGGAAGATTTGAAACGTTACGTAGATGGTGCTATGCCGTTGACATGGGTTATAGGCTAAGATATGAAAATTAATGAAATTGTAACTGAAGGAAAAAAGGGCAAATTACATAAGCATGCCAAAAATGCCATGCATAAAACTCATGCTTACAGTGATGGATACCACACTGATGGTACTATGAACTTTTATCGAGTGGGTATGGCTGCTGCCATGGCAGATGGTGGGGACAAGCCTGTTGATCTAGATGAGCGTACTTGGTATTCAACCAACAATGTCACAGTGCCTTACACTGATTTAGAGCATAAAATGATGCACCAAGCGTTCAAAACAGTAAAGACGAATGTAAAAACGCCAGTTCGGGATCGTAAGAGCCGTGAGGCTGACGATGTTCATAAAACTAGTCCGGTTAGAGTAAAGTCAAAGAATAAATTCGGCGTCTAAGTCGTTGACATTTGCTTGATAGTCTTATAAACTATCTGCATGACACAAATTATAGGGATATCAGGATTTATTGGCTCAGGCAAAGACACTGTGGCCGATTACCTTGTTAATTACCATGGCTTTCGTAGGGAAAGTTTCGCCAATACTCTTAAAGATGCTGTGGCCTGTGTGTTTGGTTGGGACAGAATCATGCTGGAAGGGCGTACCGCTGCTAGTCGTGCTTGGCGTGAACAAGTAGACACCTGGTGGGCCGAACGTCTCAAAATGCCCACGCTTACTCCACGTTGGATCTTACAGTACTGGGGCACTGATGTTTGTCGCCATGGATTTCACGATGACATTTGGGTAGCTAGTTTAGAAAACAAATTACGCCAAAGCACAGACAATATTGTAATCTCTGATGTGCGTTTTCCTAACGAAGTTGCTGCTATACGTGGTGTAGGTGGCACTATGATTTGTGTAGAACGTGGAGATCCACCGGAATGGTTAGCCTGTGCACTACAGACTGTGCATACCGCAGAAGATGACCAATGGATTATTTCTGATCAACAACGTGACATGGCATCACGTTATCCCGACATACATCCCAGTGAGTGGGCTTGGTTAGGTACCAAGTTTGATCTAGTTGTTGATAATAACGGCACTGTAGACGAACTATACAATCAAATTAAAAGTCTGGTTGAATCTCACTAGGTCGCCATGTAGTTTTAGCGATTTCCACCTGACAGTTTAAACAAATAGTTTTCAAGTTTGCCCAATGATTATTGGCAGTGTTACCATCCATATAATACACTTTGGCTTGACTAGCTAGTTTGAACTTAAAACTACACCTATCGCACTTATCTGGTTTGCGATATCCGGCCTTTACCCAACCGGGAATCTTAGCGGGTAGCCTCCTTTTTTGATGAATACAGGGTGTACAGGCACTACGATAGTGTGCTACCTCTTTTCTGTAATAATTTATGGCCACTGGATGCTTGCGGCATATAGGACACAGTTTTCGTTCCATTTGGTATTTATTAAAGGACCATTAAAGGACCGCTAACCTGGTAAGTTTTTGGTACCTGCAATAAATATTTGAACAGATAATATTATCTTTATCTATAAAAAGGATGAAATCATGGCACTAGTATCACCGGGTGTACAAGTCACAGTAACTGATGAGGCACAATATCTTCCCACAGCAATTGGGTCAATTCCATTTGTTGTAATTGCAACTCAGCAAGATAAAACTATTAATGGTTTTACTGCTACTGGCACAACTAAAGAAAACGCTAATAAAATATATGGTATTTCTAGTCAGCGAGAACTTACCAGTATTTTTGGTTCACCAGTGTTTCGTCGTAGTGCTGCTGATACTCCTTTACACGGTGACGAGTTAAACGAATACGGTCTAATGGCAGCATACAGTGCATTAGGTATTGGAAATCGTGTTTGGGTAGTACGTGCCGACATCGATCTAGATGCATTAGTGGGAACATCTGTAAGACCAAGAGGCTATGTTGCTAACAATACTAACTGGTTAGATATTGCCAATACTGATTGGGGAATTTACGAGTTTAATGACGCTATTGCCAGCGGCGAATCTCCTTTTGTCAAGAAGCCTCCTCTAGTAATCAACAGTTTAGAATTTACCACAAGCACGGCACCCTTTGAGCCATTACCAACAGTGGGTGACAAAGGTGATTACGCCGTTGTTACTATACCAAACATGACAGATTCTACTAGTAAGAATGCTGTATATTATAAAAATTCAAACAATGAATGGGTAGCAGTCGGTAGTGCAACATGGGTTACTTCTATTCCTCAAGCAGTCACAACTAGAACAACTGTTAGTGCTCTATTAGCTACAACAGGAAATATTGCTACCGGCCATTCATTCAATATTAATGGTAATGTGTTTACTGTAAGTGGTAGTGCTATTACAAGTATAACCAACCTTAAGGCATTTATTGATCCTATTTTAGCATCATCTAATGTAAGTGGGGTATCAGTTAAAGTAAGCAGTACCGACAGGTTAGAGTTTTATGCCAACGCATTAGCAGCTTCAACTGGCGATTTGGGCAACCCTGATGGACAAATTAGATTAGTTGACGGTGTTGGTAGCCCCTTAGAAAAATTAGGTTTACTAGGCACCCCACCAGCATTGCCCAATGATACTACTTTTTCTCATGTAGGTAATGTTAGCACCACTGGTGTTTCTTGGAACTGGAGTGTTGCCAACCAAAAATGGCACCAAGGAAATGTTCTTCTTAATAAAGCCACTGTTGTACATTCTCCGTATACGGCTGCACCTTCTTGGCGTCGTGAGCAGTATGCGTCTAGCACACCAAGACCTAATGGCAGTGTATGGGTAAAGACAAGTTCCGAAGGTGATGGTTTCGAACTTGTTTACAAGAGATACAATGGTGTAAGCAATACATGGACGTCACTGGCTGGTAAAGTTTACGCTGATGCATATGCAGCCAATTACAATTTAGATCGCACAGGTGGCGGTTTGAACATTGTCACTGGTAGTATCTTTGTTATGCGTACTCCACTTAACAATGGTGAAGTTGGATTCAAGGTATATACACAAAAGAAACAAGGCCAAACACGAGTTACCGGTGTAAATTCTGTATGGACTTCATTGGCAGCAGGACAAACTTTTGTACTCAAAGCTAGCCAATTAGATGGTACAATTAGTACAAATACTTGTACTATTCCTACTATTGGTATGAGTGTAGGTGATCAAGCCAAG